CACGGCTTTCCTTGGAGCGAAGGCTCCATTCCAGAAGAATGGTTTAAAGAATGAGTAACCCTAAAATCCTACATTTTGATATTGAGTGGAAACCTGCTCTTGCCTATGTGTGGAGGGTGTACGACGAGAATGTCTCTCCTGACCAGCTTATAGAATATGGTGGTCTTTTGTGCTTCTCTGCGTCATGGGACGACAGTAATGACACGATGTTTTTTTCCGAGTGGGAACACGGCCATGAAGGAATGGTTTTAGCTCTATACAATTTATTTCACGAAGCTGATGCGCTTGTAACGTACAACGGAGATCGTTACGACATTCCTAAGGCAATGGGCGAGTTCCTTCTTGCAGGACTAACTCCTCCGCCTCCTCCTACCAGTATTGATCTTTATAAAGCTGTCAAGAAAATGGGCTTTATTTCCAACAAGCTTGGTTTTATTGGTCCTCTTCTAGACGTAGGAAGTAAAGTTAAAAATACGGGATTCAAGCTGTGGCTAGAAGTCATGGAAGGAAACCCAACGGCCCAAAAGCAAATGAAAAAGTACTGCATTCAAGATACAAAGCTTCTTAAGAAACTATATAAGAAACTACGTCCTTATATTCGTAATCACCCGCATCTTGGAGAAACTGGAGTAAAAGCTTGTCCGGCCTGCGGTAGCCACCACATTCAAAGCCGTGGATATCGCAGAACCAAATCGTTTAAAATTCAGCGCCTTCAATGCCAGACTTGTGGCTCTTGGAGCGATGGCACAAGGAGTAAAATGTAACAGCCATGCTCACAGAATTTGAAAAAGACCTTGTAATTAGCCGCCTAGAAGGCTGGGAACTAGTCGAATTTCTTCAAATTCCTATTGAAGAAGTTTTAGATATTGCTCTATCTGAGTACTGGATTAATCAACAAAACGTTTCTGATGTTCGAGAATTAATAGGAGTTAGTTCGAATGATTACGACGACGACGACAAATAACTGCACCGGCTTCAGTGATTACGCCCAACTCGGCCCCTTTAACGCTAGTTGCACCTATGGAGGTTTTGACTACGACCATAGCCTCAAATGGTGCGACTCTAACTTCAGTGATTACGCCCAACTCGGCCCCTTTAGTACCGGTTGCACCTGCGGAGGTTTTGACTACGACCATAGCCCCAAATGGTGCGACTGGTGCATCAGCAAGTTCAAGGCAAAACACGGAACAGCCGACCGGACAAATGGACCCTATTATTTTTGGCTAGGAGACGAAGAACTGGAAAATTTTTCTCAAATCGGTAAAGACCCTCTTGATTCTCAAATCGGAGGAAGGCATTATAAACAATATTCTATTCAGCCAATTGAATATGCAATGGCTAATAATCTTAATTACTGTCAGGCCAATGCAATTAAATACATTACTAGATACCGAGACAAAGGCGGAAAAGAAGACCTTCTGAAGGCTATCCACAATATTGAAATTTTGATTGCACTGGAGTATGGTAACAATGACTCGGGGAATGAAGGCGTACAGCCTTAAGCAACGTAGACGCATGAGAAGGCAAAACAGGATTGAACGAGACCTTCCCAAGCTCAAGTTTAGAGCTAAAATTGTAGATCCAACAATTGATCTAGAAGAAGAGGATTTTATTGATGACTATGACAGAAAATAATAACACTTTTGAAGAAGATCAAGAACTGCTTCAACAACTTATTAAGCTTGCAGAAAACGACCGAGTGTCTATTCGTGCAGCCTTTATTTCTGATCCTGATGCCGAAGAAAACGAAAATGACGAGCCTTTTCTGACTCACCAAGTTCTAATTCTTAAGGTAGGAGACATTACCGCAGTTTCAGAGCCTGTGCGTATTACAACTCCTTTCAGGCCAGTAATGCAGGACGAAGTTGAGGTCCCAAAAGGAACGACTGTTCAATAATGAAAAATTTGATGACACCGTACCAAGAATACATCTTCAAGAGCAAGTATGCTCGATGGATTGAAGAAGAAAAGCGAAGGGAAAACTGGGATGAAACAGTTCGTCGGCTTGTTGATTATTATGCAGCACAACATCCCTTGTCGAACGACGAATACGAAAATATTTATAATGCCATTTACAACCTAGAAGTCATGCCCTCAATGAGGGCTATGATGACAGCAGGACCTGCCCTTGATCGCTGCCATGTCCCGTCGTACAATTGTGCTTATCTCCCTGTCAATAGTGTTCGCTCTTTTGACGAAGCAATGTACATTTTGATGTGCGGAACAGGCGTTGGGTTTTCTGTAGAAAAGAAATACATTGATCAACTCCCTACAATCTCCGAGACATTCAAAGAATCGGATACGGTCATCAAAGTAGGGGACAGCAAAGAAGGATGGGCCGAGTCTTATCGAGAATTGATTTCGCTGCTTATTGCAGGCCAAATCCCTAAGTGGGATGTAAGCAAGGTTCGTCCCGCTGGAGCAAGGCTCAAGACGTTTGGAGGAAGAGCCTCTGGTCCCGAGCCCCTTGTCGATTTGTTTCGGTTTACGGTTGACGTGTTCAAGAACGCTGCCGGGCGTAAGCTTGCGTCTATTGAATGCCACGACATTATGTGCAAAATCGGAGACATTGTTGTAGTGGGTGGAGTACGACGCTCTGCAATGATTAGCCTGTCTGACGTCACAGACGATCAAATGCGTGACGCTAAAACAGGCGAATGGTGGAATAGTTTCGGTCATCGCAGACTAGCCAATAACTCAGCGGTGTACGAAAACCGGAGACCGGACATTGCCCTTTTTATGAAGGAATGGAAAGCTCTTTATGACAGTAAATCAGGAGAACGTGGATTCTTTAGCCGATATGCCTGCCAACGAATTGTTGCAAGAAATGGGAGACGCGATCCAAACCATGATTGGGGAACTAACCCATGCTCAGAGATCATTCTCCGACCCTTCCAGTTTTGCAACCTTACTGAAATCGTCGTTAGGTCTGATGACGATGTGGAGTCGCTTGGTAGAAAAGCACGTATTGCAGCAATACTTGGAACAATCCAAAGTTCTTTCACAAACTTCAAATACCTGAGAAAAATTTGGAAAGATACGTGTAATGAAGAACGACTATTGGGAGTATCTCTCACGGGAATTTGCGACAATCTTGGGCCACTAGAAGAGCCTGAAACGCTTCGCTACCTTAGAGACATCGTCATCGAAACAAATATCGAGTGGGCGGCCCGTCTAGGCATTCCCCGGTCTACTGCTACTACTTGTGTTAAACCTAGTGGCACGGTTAGTCAGCTGGTTGATTCAGCTAGCGGACTTCATACTCGCCATAGCCCTTATTACCTTCGAACTGTGCGGCAGGACAACAAAGACCCCATTACTCAGTTTCTCAAGGATAGCGGAGTATATTGGGAACCTGATGCCATGGCGCAAGACAGCACTACCGTTTTCTACTTCCCGATCAAATCCCCTGACGGAGCGCTGACAAGACACGACCAAACCGCTATTGAAGCCTTGGAATTGTGGGAGACGTTTCAAGATTATTGGTGTGAACACAAGCCTAGTGCAACCATCAGTGTAAAAGAACACGAGTGGATGGAAGTAGGCGCTTGGGTGTACAGGAAGTTTGACAAACTCTCTGGCGTTTCCTTTCTTCCATATGATGGAGGCTCTTATAAACAAGCCCCCTACCAAGAACTTACAGAAGAAGAATATGAAAACTGGCTGGCAAAACATCCTCCCGTCTCGCTAGACTGGAGCAAGCTTTCTGAATATGAAACAGAAGACCACACAACGAGTAGCCAAGAACTAGCCTGTGTAGGAACCTCCTGCGAAATCAGGTAAAACAAAAGCCCCTCCCGGCACAATACGCTAGGAGGGGCTAGTTTTTATTTATTGATTATTTTCTTGTAAACTCTTTGCCCATTCGTGGGCTATCTGGGCTTTAGCTGTGTTAGTTGCACAGATCAGGAGGTCGTCCTCGGGGACAGGAACGAGGGGACTTGTACTGGTTCCAGCATCGACGCTGGGGGAGGAGGAATTGCTGGGCAGATAGGTTTTGCGGGCTGAACCTTGAGCGGCCTTGTAGCGCACGACGGCAGAGCGATACTCATTAAGCAGCTTGCTATAAGCAATATCTTGCTCTTCTTTGATTTTAGCATATTCTCGTTCCTTTTCTATTTTCTCTTGAAGGGCCTTAGCTGTTGCATCAGCTTGGGCCTTTTCGTATGCTAGCTTGTCGTTCTTCCTCTCTGCTCGCTCTACTTTTAGCTGGTTCTTTGTCAGGTGCCAGCCTGCTCCGCAAGTAATCGAAGCAGCAAGCAAAACAATAAGAACATATGAAAGAATGTTTCGACCTACAATCCAATTAAACATAGTTTTACCTCGTCTTCTCTTCGGTTAATAAGACCGCGAGATTCTCTGCCTCCTGCAAACCTCCACGCACGGAACCCCTCACAAGCTGCCCTGAAGTTTCCTTCGTTAAACCTGCGAGCTACTGTAGACCTACAGTACGCATCAATCCCAATGTTGTAAGAAAGAGATGTAGCAGCAGCGAGCTGATGAGCATGATTACGGAGACCAGGAGTACAGCGCAATACTCCTTCTTGAAACTCTCTAACGCCTTTTTCAAGCATAGCACGACATTCAGCATCTGTATACCTACGCATTGGAACTCTAGTTTCTCCGTAACACACCGTCATTACGCCTACAATATCTCGGTAAGGGTCGTTGCGTTTACCCTCCCACTTTCCGATAATTCCAGTAGACAGAGCCAGTGCCGCAGTAACAGCTACAGCCCCTCCTCCAATTGCCGCTGTTTTTTTCTTTGTTTGCTGAGCCATAATTAATATCCTCTAAACCATTCCATAAGCGGTCCAATAAGAGCAGCAATAGCAATACCAAACAAGCCAGTAGCAACCCAGAACGCCCCCTGCCCTTTAGACCGAAGCTCTAGGATTTCGTCCATCTTTTTGCTAAGAAGAGTTACGTCTTTTTGCAAATCTTCCATTTGGTGCTTTAGGACAGCAATTGCTTCTGCGTGTTGAATATCTCTTTCTAGTGATGTATTGGACATAGTAGGCAGCATCCTTATTCTTCTTTAGGAAACAGCTCTTCGCGAGCGTCTTTGTACGCGTCTTGCAGGATAAGACGAATTTCTTCTCTTCTTTGATCATCTGTCATTGTAGGCCAAACAGGGTCTTGCATAGCCTCTTTTAAATCTTCGTAGAAATACCTGCCGCCGACAGCTTGAAACGCAGTTCTTTCTTCTGCGGTAAGCCTTCTGTCTCCTACTCTTACAGGCACTTCTTTGATAATAGCTTTAGGCTGTCCTTTAGCAAGTCTACGAACCTCTAGAACAGTCGGATCAGTTTCAGTTCTTACAGTTCTACCAATACCCAGTACAGCAGTAACGGGGTCAGTTTCTCGTGAAATAGGCCGACCAAAGATATCTACCTTCTGAGGGAGACTTTCGGAAAGTCCGGGAAGGGCCGACATAACTCGTCCTTTGACTCGATCACCAATACTTCCGTCTCCCGAAGTAACTCTTTGGGCCGTATCCGTGCCATATTGTGTAGCTTGACGCACAATAGCAGGGACAAACGAAGCGGCTACTGTAGCTGCGTAGTTAGCTTTATCGTTGTCTCTTGCATCCGAATTAAAGAGCAGAAGAAATTCGTAAAGCTGTTTCCCAAAAGCTTCATCAACAGCCATAGAGCCCGCTTGAGCCATTGCTGATGCAATTGCTGAAAGAGCTCCTTCTTCGTTAAGAGAACCGTCCCGATATTTTTCAACAATAGAAACAGTCGTAGAAAAAGGAAGCCCAATAGCATCAAACCCGTCGTACGACCGCCATTCGTCCCCTACCTTGATTGACCGAGGACGAATGCCAAGAGCCTCGTTCTGCGCCCTTTTGTCTGGGTCGTCTGGAGCTTCTCCTGTAGCCAGACCTTGCACAGCAAGGTAAGCAGCAAAAGAAATAATTCCGCCCCCAACAAGCCAACGCGCAACAACAATATCTCTAGTTGCTCCGCCTGCTACCCACTCGTCCCTTACCCTTCTTTGGATTAGACCCAAAGCAGGAGTGTGCCTTATAAGCTGTTCAGCAATGTTAACAGCATTACGCATGAAGAGAAAAACGTTTTGAATGCCAAAACGAAACACCCTTTCTTCAACACTCATGTCGGGCTTGCGCCTGCTAGCAGCACTAACTGCGGTAACAAAAGGACTAGAGCCATCAAGAAGCTGAGCAATATCAGCCTCTCTTTTAGATTCGGTTCGAATATAGAACCTAATGGCTTTCTCTTGGGCAGACATCTCAGACAGCTCTTCTCTGGTTGGAACACGAAGCAGGTTTTCTACACGAGCGCTCAATTCAGCGCCTTCAAGCCCTTCCTTAAGAGCTTGACGAGTAGCTAGACCATAGGCATTAGCCGACACAATAATTGGACGCATAAGTGTATCAATAGCGCTAAGCAGACGACGAGGATACTCCGTAACCATCGAACCAGGAAGAACAGGCCTATCGTCTAGCTGAAGCCTGTCGGGAGTATCGTCAAGAGGAATGCCTTCTCTATAGGACTCAAGCGCTCTACGATATGTCGCCCAATCGCTAAGCGCCTTCCACAGCCCAACAGCTCTTGCTGCTAGCTCTCTGCCAGAAACTCGATCCCCTTCTCCTCCAGCTGACGGATTAACCGTCTGACGCAGCTTTCCAATAGCAGCAGCCACAGCAAGGTCAGCGCTAGCCAACGCCATGTTTGAGATAGTGCCAATAATAGCCTTTACTGGGGTGCCAATACCAGAAAGCATAGCAGAGTACCGAACACTGGTAACGTAATCTTCCCAGTGCGGCTTCATGGAATCAGTAGTAGCAGTGATAATCTGTTGAGGATTACCTTCTGTTTTTCCGATCAGCTCTGCCAGACGCCTAATATCTTCGGGCGTTCTAATCCCGCCCAAATTCACGTCTTTCAGAGCATATCTAAGGTCAAAGCCTCCTCTACGAGCCTTTCCAAGAGTAATTCCAAGAGCATT